GGGTGAAGTCGGGCAGGTCCAGCGCCCCCGACAACACCGCGGTTTCCAGCCAGCGTGCCCAGACCGGCCGGCAGAGCTGATGCGCGATCACCCCGTGCTGCAACTGCTCGACGCGGCGGCGGAACTCTACCAACTCGGCGCGCAAGGACGAATAGTTCGCCTGCCGGACATCGCCTGTGACCAGATGGTACGGCAGCCCCAGCGAGGCCGAGACCGAAAGAAGCGTCCGATACTGAAACGCCTCATAGCCGCCGCCCACATCGGCGGGGCTGGAGAACTTCACATCCTCGCCAGGCAACAGCACCTGCAGGGTGCCGGGCTCCAGACTGACCGTCGCGCCGCTCTCGTCAGTCGCCTCGATCTCGCCCATCAACTGTTCTTCGGGCGCGGTCTTGGTGATGAAGCCCGCGAACATCGCCGCGGTCTTCTTGCGGTCAAGCTCGGCGTCGTCGTATTGGTCGAGCAGAAACAGCCGCACCATGGCGGGCGCCACATGCGGCAGGCCCCGGATCTGGCCTGCATCAATGGGGCGGTAGATGTGCAGGACATCCTCGGCCGGAACCCGCACCGTTTCCGACGTGAACATGCCCTGATCGGTGCTGTCGCCGGGATGGCGGCGGCGAAAGTGATAGGCCACGCGCCGCCCGATGGCATCGAACTCGATGCCGCAGCGGATGCGATTGCCATTAGCGGCGGCCTCGGTCTTCTCGAAGGGAAGCATCTCCGATTGCAGCAGTTGCAGTTGGATCGGTACCAGCAACCCATCGTTCGCCGGTCCGCTCGAACCGGTGGCGCGGCCCGGCTCACCCCGGCGCGGGCGCAGCCGCACGAAGCATTCGCCCGCGACGAACATCTCGCGCGCCACCATGGCCTGCAACCCGTAGAAATCGGTCAGCCCATCGGCATCGGCCTCATCGGTCCAGGCCAGCCAGAGCCGCTGCACCTGATCGCGGAGGGCCGGATCCTCTATCAGCGACGAGGGCTTGATCCCGTCGCCCACCAGGTTCGACGCAAAGGCCTCGCAGGCATTGGCGGCATAGCCATTGGTCACCACCAACTCGCGCGACCGCGCCAACAGACGCGGCCCGCCTGAGGCAATCAGCGAGTTGATGTTTTCCAACGGCGGCTGCCAGCCCCGCAACCGCCGCTGCGACATCGCCCCTTCCAGTCGCGCGCGAACAGCGACAGGGCCGCCGGTTCCCCGGCGGCGAAAGGCATCAAGCCAGCCCATGCGTCACAGTCCCTTGGTGGTGATTACGCGCACCTGCCGGATGATCTTGCGCCCCTCGGCGGTCGCGATCTCGCGGTCGAGCGCCTCGATGGCCCGGTCGATCTCGGCGACGCTCCGATAGTCCACGGTCTTGCCGTCATAGCTGACCCGCGCCACGCCCGAGGACCGCTGCACGGCCAGCGCGTCGCGGCGGGCGCGGAGCTCTGCGGCCGTGGCCATTGGGTCACCTCATGTAGCTCGACCGCACCGTGCGCCGGCGCGGCGTCGTTCGGGTCGGGACGGACGGCGCCGCTGCCGCGCCGGCCTCGGATCCTTCCGGCTTCGCCACACCGAGCTGCGCTTCCAGATCGGCCCATCGCGCCTCCGGCCAGCGATCCGCGCCCACGATCCACGCCGCCGCACGGGCATAGACCCGGGTGTCGAGGGCCTCGTTGCGCTCGCGGAGCTTCTGCCATTCGAGCCGCGTGAAGCCACGCTTGCCCTTCACCGTCACCAGCTGCTCGGCGGTCAGCTGCTTGAGCCATTCGCCGTCCGCCCAGTCCGGCAGGTGGATCGTGCCGGGCGGGCACAGCGCGCCCGCGGCCTGTTCCTCTCTCGTCGGCCGGTCCTGCCGGAGGAAGCGATAGGTCTCGGCCTTGAAGGTCGAGGTGGCCACGGTCCAGAGCCGGGCCCCGCGCCGGAGCCGCTTGCCCGCGACGGTAGCATCGACATAGGTCGGCCCAGTCACCGGGCTCGTCCGAGTGAACCCCTCGACGCCCTTCACGGGCGCCACCTGCGCGAAACCCACCTGGCGCGACCAGGCATAGACCGCGCTCGTCTCGTAGCCCGTGTCGATCGCGAGCCGGGCCAGCGCCATCGGCTGACCCGAGGCATGCGTCCACGTCCGCCCGAGCAGCTCCGTCAGCCGCTGCCAGCAGGCCGGATCGCCGGGCCCGCCCTCGATCACGACGTGGTCGACGAGCCAGCTTTCCAGACCGCGGCCCCAGGCCCAGACGTCGACCTCGATCCGGTCCTTCTGCACGTCGGCGCCCGCGGTCAGGAACAGCCCCCGCTCCGGGACCGTGCCTGGAGCCCACGCCTCGCGCCGGTCCGCCAGCCGCTGCCAGTCGGGCGCCTCGCCGGTCTCCATCCAGGTCTCGCCAAGGATGGTGTTCCGGAAAGCCCGCATCGCCTCGTCGCTGCCCCGTGCCGCCTCATGCGCCCGCGCGATCCGCTGCCAGCTGAGCCACCCCACCGGCGAGTAGAGCGCCGAGAGGTGGTAGCCGACCGTCGTGGGATCGGTGGCCGTTGCCGTCGCGCGCCACTCGCCGCGCTCGAGCATCCGCGTCTTGTGGTGCTCGGCGATGGACCGCTCGCAGCCCTCGCAGAGATACTCCGCCGTCTCCGGGCGGCCCTTCTCCCAGCGCAGCCGCTCGAACTTCAGCCACTGCATCGCGCCGCAATGCGGGCACGGCACGAAGTAGCGCCGCTGATCGGACGCCTCGAACTCCCGCTCGATCCGGGAGAGCCCGCGGATCGTCGGGGTCGACACCAGGAACACCTTCCGCCGATGGGCGAAGGTCAGCGAACGGGCTTCCGCCAGCGTGACCGGATCGCCTTCCTCGTCGGCCGAGGCCGGATAGGCGTCAACCTCGTCGAGGAAGATGTAGCGCGCCGGGGTCGATCGAAGCCCCACAGCCGAGTTCGCCCCGGTCATGATCAGGATGCCGCCCGCGAATTCCTTGGACAGCATCGTGTTGCCCGCATCGCGCGAGCGCGCGGGCTTCACCCGCTCCCGCAGGTCCGGGCTTTCGTCGATCAGCGGGTCGATCCGCTGCCGCGAGTTCCGCTTGGCCAGTTCCACGGTCGGCTGGACCGCGAGCATCGGTCCCGGCGCCTGATGGATCACGAAGCCGATCCAGTTGTTGCCGGCTTCGGTCGCGCCGACCTGCGCGGCCTTCATGAACACGATCCGCTGGGTCGGATCGCCGGGCGAGAGCCGGTCCATGATCTCGCGCATGTAGGGCGTGCGCGCGGTCCGGTACTGCCCCGGCTCGGCCGAGGCGCGCGACGCGAGTTTCCGGTGGCGGTCGGCCCAGCTCGAGACGGTCAGGTCCGGGTCGGGCCGCAGGCCGCGCGACCAGGCACGGATCAGCGCGGCGGACCCGTCGAACCCGACAAGATCGTCATCTAAGCCCGGGTCGGATCTCCGAGAGGCTGTCGAGCTGGGCGCGGACATGGGCCTCCAGAACCTTCTGCATCAGCGCCGCCTCCACCTCGCACGCGTCCCCCAGCGCCGCGGTGAGTTCCGAAGCCATCAGCGCGGCGACCCGCGCCGGCCAGGTCACCCACGCATCGCGCTCGTCGCGCGCGAGCCGGAACATCAGCGTCTCTGCCCGCGCACGGTCGACCAGCTCCTCCTTCAGCTTTTGGAGCCGGATACGCCGCTCCTGCGCCTTCAGAACCTCGTTTGCGGTCTTGGCCTGCAGGAAGGTCGTGCCGCCCCCGACGGCCGGGGCGGACAGCCCCTGTTCTCTTAGCGTGTCGCCCACGGCGGCGACGGCGGCCTCGGGCACGGGTTTAAGCTTCGGCGCGGGCGGCTTGCGGGTCTTCGACGGGTCCGTCGTCTCGGCCCTGAGCCTGTCGGATGCCGCCGCGTCGATGCTGCCATCTTCATGCAGCACGAGCCGACCGGCGGTCTTCGCCTTCTGGATCGCGCCGCGCGACAGCCCGACACGGGCGGCGTACTGGCGCTCGCTCATGCCCTGCATCGACGGCTCCGGTTATCATTTAAGATCATGTGCTTATCGAGTTGATAAGCGTCGCGACTGGAGCGAACGTCCTTTCAGAAGGACGATGCAACTCACCACGGAGCCACCACGATGACCACCCGCCTGAACCCGATCACCACCCCGCGCCACGAACTCCGCGCCGAGAAGGCGCGCCGGAACAAGGAAGCCGCACTCGCCGCCTTCATGGGCAAGAAGACCGAGATCGACGAGATGCTCGCCCGACTGCAGGCGCTCAGCGACGACCATTTCAACTGCGCCCCCGACGAGGCGGGCTGGGCCATGGTCGGCACCCTCGAACACTACGCCAGCCTCCTGAAGCGCATCACCGACAGCGCCTTCGGCGAGGGCGAGCACGCCCGCTGATCTCTGGCACAGCCGGAACTCCCGCCGCGCGCCCTGCGCGGCTCGGGGTCGTAGAAGGCGCCGCATGACGCGGGCCTCGAACACGGAGACCCCAGATGACCAAGCTTTCCGACACCCAGCTCGTGATTCTCAGCGCCGCCGCGCAGCGCGAGGATCGCAACGTCCTGCCGCTCCCCGGCTCGCTCCGCGGCGGCGCGGCCACCAAGGTGGTCGGCGCGCTGCTCTCCCGCGGGCTGATCGCCGAGACCATCACCGACAGCCGGACCAAGGCCGACGCCGCGCTCAACCGCATCTGGCGCAACGACGAGGACGGCCGCGCCATCCTCCTGCACATCACCAACGCGGGCCTCGCCGCCATCGGCGTCGAGCCGGACGGTGGCGACAACGCGCCCACGGGCGCTGACGAAGCGCCTAACGCGGAGGCCTCGCAGGACGCTCCCGCCGAGACCGACCCCGCGCCCAAGGCGCGCACGCCGCGCACGGGCACCAAGCAGGCAAAGCTGATCGAGATGCTCCGCACCGAGGGCGGCGCGACCATCGACGAGATGGTCGCGGCCTTGGACTGGAGACCGCATACGGTGAGGGGTGCGCTTGCCGGCGCGCTAAAGAAAAAGCTCGGTCTGACCGTGACCTCGGAGAAAGTCGAAGGAAGAGGGCGCTGCTACCGCATCGAGGACGCCGTCTGATGCCGCGGTACAGGGTCAAGATCACCCGTGCCGTCACCGAAAGCACCTGCGTGACCGTCGAGGCACTGTCCCCGGAGGCGGCGCAAGCCGTCGCCTTCGTGGCGCTGGCCGACATGGAGGACGCCTTCTGGACCCTTGATGAGGGTTCGTGGAATGCAGGCCCCGCCTACATCACGGCAGTCGAGCCCGCCGATGTGTGATGCCCGGCGCTATCGCCAACGCTCGAACAGTCGTCGCAGCAGGTAACCCCGCGCCAACGACACGCCGACGAAGGCAAGGCCGATGGTCAGATGCTCCGCGAGTCCAGTCTCGATCCCGAACCACGGGAACACGACGATCTGCGTCGCGATGGCCAAAACGTAGCCGACGACAACGTTTGCCGCGGCCTCGACCATCGACATGATCCGGCTCTGCTTCATCGCAGGCTCTCCAGAAACGCCGTCACGAACTCCGCCGCGAGCGACGGAACGATCGCATTGCCGTAGCCCCGCAGCAGCCCCATGCGACCGGGTAGCCCATCAGCCAGCGGGAATGTTCCGGGCTCAACGGGCCGCCAGCGGTCATCGCGGCAGAGGAGCCAGTCCGGATCTCGCCAGACGCCGTCCGTCGCATTGGCCCCGGCAGGGTCGGCGCCATCGACCAGTCCACCAGCTTCACCGTCCTGCGGCTCGCATCGGTGTTGCCGGCCGCGTTGTATCGCTTCGTGGCGGGCGAGCCCGCCATCGCCGTCGGCCAACCCGCCAGCCAGACCTGTCGGCCGAGCAGCGCATTGATCGGCACCGACCGGCATTCCGATCCGTCCTTGTGATCCCTCGCCGAGGCCGTCGCCCAACCCGCGAGTGACTGCTTCCAAGGCGACGGCGCCGAAGAACAGGCGCTGGCGGATGTGCGGCGCGCCGATGCCCGCAGCCGGCAGATCGGCCGCCGCGACGGCGTAAGATGCCGCTTCCAGGTCAGCCGCCAGAGCGTCGAACCACGCCCAGCCAGCCGGGCCCTCAACTGCCGCGCGAGACTTTCTGCCAACCGGTCCGAGCACTGCCGCGCTCGCGACCTGCTCGCCGAAGACGAGCTCCGGGCGGCAGGCTGCGACGAGCCGCAGGAAGGCCGGGGCGAGGTGGCGGTCATCGTCCTGTCCCTTGCGCTGCCCGGCCTGACTGAAGGGCTGGCAGGGCGGCGAACCGGTCCAGGCGGACAGATCCTCCGCTACGCCCGCGAGTCGCAGCGCATAGGGCCAGCCGCCGATGCCGGCGAAGAAATGACATTGCGCGAAGCCGCGCAGGTCGGCGGGCTCCACGTCCAGGATGGACCGCCCATCGACCTCGCCATCCGGCAGCAGCTTGGCCGCGATCAGCTCCCGCAGCCATGCGCAGGCCGCAGGATCGGCATCGTTGTAGTAGACGGCCATCAGGCAGCGGTATCGGCCTTGTCGCCCAGCCGCTCTGTCTTCACCGCGGCGAAGGTCCGCCCATCGCCATCGAGGATCGCGGCGCGGCCGGTCTCGGCCTGCCAGCGTTCCACGGCGACATCGACATAGGCCGGGCTGATCTCCATCGCGAAGACGCGCCGGCCGTTGGCCTCGCCCGCCATGATCTGCGATCCGGAGCCGCAGAACGGCTCGTAGCAGAGCCCGCCCCGCGCCACATGCTGACGCATCGGAATGCCGAAGGCGTCCAGCGGTTTCGGTGTCGGATGGTCGGGGCGCTCGTCCTTGGCGAAGGACGGCATCTCCCAGGTTGAGGGCAGCGTCTGCTCGGCGACCTTCGGCGGACGGTTGGGGCGGCGCCAGCCCATGAAGCAGGGCTCGTGCTTCCATAGATAGTGGGACCGGGTCAGCACCCCGCGGTCCTTCACCCAGATAATCTGCTGATGGACGAAGGCGCCGACCTTTTCCCAGCAGGCTTCCAGCATCGCCTGGCGGCGCGAGGCGTGCCAGCAATACCAGGCAGCGTCGTCGGCAATGGCCTCGGCTACGGCCGCAGCGATGAAGCCGTCATAGAGGTCCGCGCCCTGGCTGCTGTCGTCCCAGGTCACGCCATAGGACTGGCTCCAGTCCTTGTTCCGCGTCGGGTGGTTCGAGCCGTCGTAGTCCACAAGATACGGCGGATCGGTCGCGAACAGGATCGCGCGTTCGCCGTTCATCAGGCGTCGCACATCGTCATGCGAGGTCGAGTCCCCGCAGAGCAGCCGATGATCGCCGAGGATCCACAGGTCGCCCGTCCGCGAGGCAGGATTGCGCGGCGGTTCGGGGATGGTCACCGGCGGCACGGAGCCCCCGGCGCCACCTTCTTCACCGTCGTCTTCCGCGACGTAGGCCAGCAGCTTGTCCAACTCGCCGTCGGAAAAGCCGACCAGCGACAGGTCGTAGTCGTCCGCCAGCAGGTCCTGCAGCTCGGCCGACAGCAGCGCCTCGTCCCAGCTGCCGAGCTCCGTCAGCTTGTTGTCCGCGATGCGGTAGGCCCGACGCTGCGCCTCGGTCAGATGCCCGAGCACGATCACCGGCGCCTCGGTCAGCCCCAGCTGCGTCGCAGCCAGCACCCGGCCATGGCCCGCTATCAGCTCGCCGTCGTCCGCGACGAGGCACGGCACGGTCCAGCCGAACTCGGCCATGCTGGCGGCGATCTTCGCCACCTGGTCCGCGCCATGCGCCTTCGCGTTCTTCGCGTACGGCTGGAGGCGCGCAAGCGGCCACATCTCGATCCGCTCGGGGACGAAGGCGAGGTTCATGCAGGTTCCTGTCGATGATAGGTCGGCATCCGCCGGGCTGGACTCCGGCGCGATGGGGTCCGTCGGCTTCCGGCTGGACTCCGGCATCCGCGGGGTATCCACCCCGCGCGGCCGGTCAGATGCTTGAATTCACGAGGGTTTCGGGGCGTCGCGGGTGGACGCTAGACTCCGGTGGCTTCCCAAAAATCTGGCCCTGTCGCTGGCGAAATGCCGAGCCAAGCCCGCCAGCATACGAATGTCGCCAGGAAGGAACCAGAAACTCAATGGGTTAGCCCATTGGACCCCGGCTGGACCCTTCGCTGGACCCCGGAAGCCAGCTGCGCGGCCTCTGCCTGCGCGCTCCTCTCCCGAGCATATTGGTTTTCTAACGGCCTCGTCGAAATGTGTAAGGCCCTGCGATGTACACCCGAAAATTTCTTCAGAGGACGATTTTTCTTGACAGCCGATTGGCGTTTTCGATGACGAACTGCTGCGAGCGCCGGGGCGACGGCACGCGACCGTTCAGCCGCCAGGTGATCACCGCAAGGCCGTACTGCCAGCGCTTGGTCGCGGCCGTGCGCGACAGACCGAACTGCCAGCAGATCGGCTTCCACGCCATGCCGTCTGCGCGGGCCCAGACAAGGCGCCCATCCTCTGGCTCGAGCCAGCGCAGCCAAAGCATCGCTTCCTCCGCCTGTGTGATCTGTCGCGGGCTGGGCCTCGGGCGACGCATCTGCGGCTTCTGACCGACCTTGTCGGCGAAGCTGTGGAAATACTCCGGCCATGCGTTGAAGAAGCCCTGCGGCATCACGCCCGGCATCTGCCGCATTACGCCGGCCGCAAGTTCCAGCCGGTCCTGTACCTGCGCTGTGCTCCACTCACCCATGACGCGCCTCCCGTTCCCGCTTGCCGTAGAGCCGCTCGCCGAGCTGACGCACCAGCTCCCGCTCGGGCCAGGTCAGGCGGTCGTCGTCGATGGCGACGGCCAGCAGCCCCTGTTCCTTCCAGCCGTCGCGCTTGACCTCATCGGGGTTGCGGCGACGGCCGCCATAACCTTTCGGCGTAAACCGCATCCCGGTCATTGCAGGCCCCCCTTGGTCTCGAGCGCCCAGAACAGGATCGCGATGGCATCGGCCTCGTTGTCGTCGGCGGGGCTGAAGCCACGGGCCCGGGCAGCGGCGATCATCGCTTCCTTGTCGGCATTGCCCTTGCCGGTGGCATGGCGCTTGATGGTGCCCACCGGAACGCCCTGATAGGGCACCCCCCGCAACTCGGCCCAAGCGGTCAGGGTGGCCATCAGCCCGCCGTAGACATGGGCGGCGTCGGTGCCGACATGGCGGCGG